CACTTCGCCGTCGCCTCTAGCCCATCCGGGGCCCATCTTTTTAAGGTTCGGGTCTTTGGTTTCCACGTCGATAGCGATTGTTTTGGCGTGTGTTAGGTCTGGCAGTTCGTGTGGCGGCACCCATTCGGATAAAAGGGACGCGCTGCCTACTGTTAGATTACTCACTTTTTTCTCCCGAAAAAGACCCACCGATTGCGCTGTATCCGCACTTGTCGATCCATGAGTCTTCATGGTCTAGGGTGTTTAGTAGTCTTGCTGTTTTAACCCAATCCATCATAAGCGCAACGTGCTGCGCGGTTAGGTATCCATGCGAGGCCATTGCCCCGTTTAGAATTACGTTCCAACCCGTGGCAATACGGTCAAAGTTTTCGAGCGCGTCACCGTAGTCTTTTGCACGGTTGCCTGTCACTAACTCTGCACTTTTTTTTAGTATTTCTTCTTTTTTCATGTAATTAGGTCTTCCCTTCGATTAATCATTGAGGAGGTCCAAACCTTTGCTGGTTGTTCGCTCCTGAACCGTTCTTATAAGCGTTCTATTTTTTGGTTCAAACTTCAACTGTCCGTGCTCAGCGCCTTGAACACGGTAGCCCGCAAGGCTGGCTTGTTTTTTCATTTTTCGAATAGCTTTGGCTTCTAACTGACGCACTCTCTCCCTTGAAACGCCGAATATTCGGGCAGTCTCGTCTAAAGTATGGCCTACCGCAAAACGCATTGCCAAGCACTGCCGTTCTCTGGGGGTCAGTGTTTTAGATAACGTTGATATAGCACTTATTTGAGACAAAGATTTTTCGGAAGTTCCGTCTTGAATTATTTTTTTAACACTGTCTAAACCAACTTCTGTTTCAGATGTTGATCTGGCTAATTTTAACTCACGAAGGTGGTCAGGCCATAAGTACTCGGGCTCTTTACCAACCATTGCTGCAACGTCCAAGGCTAAATCAGTCCAACCGTTTTTGTTAAAGGGCTTTACCGTCATGGTAACCAAACTGTTTACTCTGGATTGATGAAGGTGACATTTACGGGCTAAATCAGCCACTGAATCGTAACGAGCCCTAATTGCTTTTAACAACCTGCCGTTTCTAACCGATATTTTAATGTTGAAATCTTCGCTCATTCGTAAACCTTTCCCTCGGGGGAAACTCCCCCATTTTCTGTTTTGGGCAAATAAACCAGAAAAAACGACTGACAGTTGGGGCAGCTAAGATTAGTGACCATAAGGAACTCTTCATCATCCTCACAATCGTGATCGCCGCCCCAGATTAATTCTGTCCCACAGTGCCAACAGTTCATCGGAACAAGTTGCTTTCCCATTCAGTAACTTCGTGGATATGCGTGTGTTTACAGGTAGGCTTTATTTTGCCTATCTTTGTGATCCAACCATATTGGTTTAAAACACGAACCATAGAACACCATACGTTATGGTGATGCGGGTCAGGCATACCTTGTTCTCTGCAAAAAGCGCACAAGTGACCCCCCTCTAAATACCTATTCTTCTGTAAGAACTTAACGGCATTCTCAAAGTATTGCTTTTTCCAATCATCATCTGCAGCCTCAAAGGCTCGTTCTATTTCTGTTTGGATAAACTGTTCTCGGCTCATATGTCATAACTCCTGTTTAAGTTTTCGCCTTCGATAATAAACAAACGCTCTCGGGTCCGCGTGACGGCAACGTAGAACACGCGGTGCATGTCGTCGGGTCTTTCGGTCATATCTTGTTGAGCCGCTGCGCTAATGTCCGAGAACACTACAACGTTGTCGGCTTCTCCGCCTTTGGTGCCGTGGATTGTGGACACTATGATACGGGGCGTCCCGTTAAAGCGTTCTCCGCGTCGAAGCAGAGCGATTATATATGCCCTGTCTTTTTCTGGCAGACGGTCCATAGCTTCATGCCAAAGCATATCTTTTGTTGCGAGTAGCCCGTGGTTAACATTTAGGTCTTGCATGTTAACCATCTCGGCGTCTTCCAAACCTTTGATGCGCTTGAAGCCCTTTTTTATTCTTTGACGGGCACCGGACGCGGACATGTATTCATAGATGTTTCGCGCTGTTTGCCCTGTAACGCTTTGGCCCTTACGCAGTTGCTCCCATCCGTTTACCGCGTCACTAATCTTAGCGGAGATGGACCGTGAGCCGCGATATTCGAACAGGTAACCGAAGGACTTTAGGTATTGCGCCACGGGTTCTAGCATATATCCGGCTTGCGCCATTATAAGCCAAGAGCCTTCTGACAGGTCAATGTCCATGATATCTCGGTAGTATCCGACTTCGCCCATTTCTTGTCTTGGTTCGTAATTCTTTACGACGCGCCGTTGAATGCGTTTGACTATGCCTTCTGCCACTTTGTGTACGCTGTAGGGGATGCGGTAGGATTGGCTTAGTGTATCTGATCCGCCGTCGAGGTTTATGAATGCGTCCACGTCGGCTCCGGCCCAACGGTAGATAGCTTGGTCATCGTCACCCGCGACATACATTCGTTTGGATCGTTCATCTAACAGGCTGGCAATATCCCACTGCATTGGAGAGAGGTCTTGCGCCTCGTCTACAAAACAGAGTTCGAAGTTCGGACAGAAGTTGGAGCCTTCTGTTACAAAATTCTCCAGCATGTCTGTGAAGTCAAATTTGTGCCGCACCTGTTTGTATCGCCCAAGGCAGCTATCGACGTAATTTATCTCGTTCCATGTAAGATGTGTGTTGCTCATGTCGTATTGTTTACGCAGAGGCACTTTTCTAAGACGCGCCAGATTTATTAAACCCAGAATTGGATCAGACGCTTTCATCATGTCTGGCAGATCGTCATCAAAATTAACGCTTTTAGTGGTTACGAGATGTACGCCCATACCTTCAGATAGTTCACGGTAATCAGACGGCTGCATTACTTGTTCGGGGCTTATGTCTGACAGTGACAACGCTAGACTGTGGATAGTGCGGAAGAAGTACAGGTCCTTTTTCGGGTCTAGTTTAAACCGTGCAGCGGCGCGTTCTTTAGCTTCTTCCGCGGCTTTTCTGGTGAAGGCTAAGAAAGCAATCTTGGTCGGCTCTACTCCGCTTTGCAGGGCGTCATCAACCTTGTTGAGTAGTGTTGTTGTCTTCCCCGTCCCCGGAGGTCCGAATATCCGATACATTGTTTGTCTCCCGAGTGTATATCTGATGTACCCGCTGCTTGGTTATCCCAAACCATTTTGCAACAGCGGTCTTGGTCACTTTCTGTTCGTCAATCAGACGGACAATTTCTTTGTTCCGCATTTCTTTTAATACGTTGTCGGTCAAAACGGACTCTCCTGCGCTTGAAACTGTGGTGTACTTAATTCTATATCACCGTTTTCAAATGCTGGCACCTTCCATAGACGTACCGCTCGTCCTTTTATTTTCAAAACGCAGCTTTCTCCGGTTACCTCGCGCAGACGCTGGGCTATCTTGTGGGACTTATATTCAAAGAACTTGTTCTTCTTTAAAAACCCTTCGAAGTCCTTGAGCCTGAAATATGTGTAACCCTCTTCGTCATCGGTCCACGGACGGCGAAGCAGTATCTCTTCCCTGTCTTTGGCCTGTTGCATGTGGCTACAGAACTCTTCTAGGAAGTCGTAGAACTGACCACCCACTGAGGCGTCAACGGACACTTCTATTATGGCGCTTTGGTTTTCGGTCATTTCACGCATCATAGTGCTGATTCGCGCTTCCCACTGTGATCTAGCAACGCTGCGTGGCATGAAGTTAATTTGCTCCATACAGGCTTTTTGAAACATGCTCTGGTTCATCAAGCCGTCAGTATCTAATTCAACGGGTTCACTGTTTACGTCCATAAACCACACGGGCGGTGTTGAGTTGTACTTACGCAGGTTACCTACAGCGGCATTTTGAGCCGCGGCACCGATACCAAACTTCATGGTTTGGCACAGTTCTTTGTTGCAGTGTGCGTTGATGGGCGCATCAGAACATTTGTACGAGTAATCCTTTTTGCCAACTTGCTTTGCAACGACATTTACTTCTGGCAGCGGCAAGGGCGGGTCTAA